GCTGCCAAGCGAGGTGCGAGGGCCGCGCTGCAAGAGCTTGGTCTCCACGACGAGAACGCCCCGCGGGATCTTGACGAGCTGCGCGGACTGTTGGCTGCTTGGCGGGACACGCGGACCACGATGTGGCAGACTTCGGTACGGATTGTAACGACCGGCGTTCTGATGTTTATCGCCGCTGCGATCTGGATGTCGTTCAAAGACAAGGTGGGACAGTAAGATGAATCGTGCTAATATGGCCAAGCAAATCACGGAGGTTCCGATGAAGAAGTCTATGGGTATGAAGATGGGCGGCAAAGTTATGGCCGGCTACAAAAAGGGTGGCAAGGTCAAGATGGCCAAGGGCGGCAGTGTGGACCAGTCGATGTGCAGCCCCCGCAAGCAGATGGCAATGGGGAAGATGAAGTAATGGCTAAACCTCCCGGTCTATACGCTAACATCGCCGCCAAGAAGAAGCGCATTGCTTCTGGCTCCAAAGAAAAGATGAGGAAGCCCGGCTCCAAGGGCGCGCCTACGGATAAGGCGTTCCGCGAGTCGGCCAAAACGGCGAAGAAGAAATGACCACCTCAGGTACGAGAACCTTCAACCTCGATGTCGCAGAAGTCATCGAGGAAGCTTACGAGCGTTGCGGCTTAGAAGTCCGCACAGGCTACGACGCCAAGACGGCTCGGAGGTCTCTCAACCTGATGTTTGCCGACTGGGCAAACCGTGGCCTGAATCTTTGGACGGTAGGCCAGGGGACGACAACCCTGGTGCAAGGCACGTCGACCTACACTCTGGCTGCGGATGTCGTCGACATTCTCGAGATGGTTCTGCGCCGTGATAGTACTGACTACGAGGTCGAGCGGATCAGCCGCGGGGATTACCTCACTTTCCCGAACAAGACTGACCAGGGCCGCCCGTCGCAGTTCTATTTGAACCGCCAGATCGAGCCTGTCATCACGCTGTGGCAGACGCCAGAGAACTCGACCGACCAGCTGATCTACTACTACGTCCAGCGGATCGAGGACGCAGGCACTCTGGTCAACACGGCCGACCTGCCGTTCCGCTTCTTGCCCTGCATGGTTGCGGGGCTGGCCTATTATCTGGCCATGAAGCGTGCGCCGGAGCGGCTGCAGTTCCTGAAGGCTGTGTACGAAGAAGAGTTCCAGCGCGCGGCCGAGGAAGACGAGGACCGCGTTTCGCTCAAGCTCCAGCCCAGCGCTCGGTACATGAGGACCTGATGGCTTTTGCATCGGACAAAAACGCCTTTGGTATCTCGGATCGCTCCGGGTTCCGCTACCGTCTTCGGGACATGAAGAAGGAGTGGACGGGCGCGCTTGTCGGAAAAGACGAGTTCGAGCCCAAGCACCCGCAACTGTACCCGCCACGAGTTGGGCCGGATCCCCAGGCGCTTCGCAACCCTCGTCCAGACCAAGCCGAGGCGCTGCAGGTCTACGTCGCTGTGCCGACGGTTGAGGACCCCAGTCTGCAACGGCCGCGCATGCTCGGCGCTGCGGGCCAAGTTACGGTGGTGACGACATGAGTTTTACATACGCGCAGTTGAAGCAGGCAATTCTGGACTACACGGAGAACGACGAGACATCGTTCGTTAACAACCTGCCGTTGTTTATCCGTCAGGCCGAGGAGCGCATTCTCAAGAACGTGCAGCTCAGCCTGTTCCGCAAGAACGTGCAGGCCACGGCCACGATCAGTAACCCGTATCTGGCGGTCCCCTCGGACTACTTGGCTGCTTTCTCGCTCAGTATGCGCGGGGACGACGGCGATCGGTTCTTCCTTGAGTTCAAGGATCCGAGCTTTCTGCAGAGCTACACGCCTGACGATACGACGGTCGGCGCGCCTCGGTACTACGCTGTCTTTGACGTCAGCAACTTCTTGCTGGCCCCGACCCCTGATGTGGCGTACACGGCAGAGCTCCACTACTTCTACCGCCCGGCCAGCTTGACCGCGGGCGCCGAGGATGGAACCACGTGGCTCAGCGAAAACGCAGAGATGGCGATGCTCTACGGCGCGCTGATCGAGGCCTACATCTACATGAAGGGTGAGCAGGACGTCATGGCGTCCTACAACGCGCGCTTCCAAGAGGCCCTGGTCGGCATCAAGATGCTGGGCGAGGCCAAAGAGACGACGGACGAGTACCGCAAGGGCAAAGTCATTAGGGATAAGACCTGATGTTTGAGTTTAAGCTCGATGTCCTCAAGGACCAGCCCATAGTGGGTGTCCGGACCACCAAGAACCGCGGCTTTACGCCGGAGGAGCTTGCTGCTCAGTGCATGGAGAAGGTCATCTCTGTTTCGGAAACGGCCCCTCCGGCCCTTCGAGATCAAGCGCGCGCCTTCTCTAACGACATCGAGAGGCTTGTGGCGTATTATATGCGACAAGCTATTCGCAGCGACCGAACAACAGTGTATAGTGCGCTGACAGATGCGGGCCACCCCGAGCTGGCAGACCTGATAAGGAGACTCTGACATGGCCTTTACTGGCAACTTCATGGCTACGTCCTTCAAGCAGCAGCTGCTGCAGGGCGTCCACAACTTCACCAACGGCACAGGCAATACGTTCAAGCTTGCGTTGTATGACAACAGTGCTTCGTTCACGGCGGCCACGACGGCCTACACCGCGACCAACGAGGTTGCGAACTCTGGTTCATACGCAGCAGGCGGAGGCGTGCTGACCAACGTTACGCCCACGACCAGCGGCACCACGGCGTTCACGGACTTTGCAGACCTGACGTTCACCTCGGCCACCATCACGGCTCGCGGCGCGCTGATCTACAACGACACCGTCGTGGGAGACCCGGCAGTGGTTGTGCTGGACTTCGGTTCGGACAAGGCCTCGACCGCGGGCGATTTCCAGATCGTGTTCCCTACAGCTGACGCAAGCACCGCCATCATCCGTATCGCATAAGGGTTAGTCCCATGGCGAGCATCACTGGCTGGGGACGTGGCGAATGGGGCGAGGGCGCTTGGAACGAGGCGCTCCCTGTTCGTGTGGGCCACGAGGTCCTCGGCTGGGGTGAAGCGGGCTTTGGGGAGACGGCGTGGGGCGGCGAGCGTTCCACCCTGTCACCGATGCTGGGGCAGGTTGGCATTGCCGTTGTTCGTGAGAACATCGCGGTCAGTGTCACTGGTGTCGCGGCTACTGGCGCCGTCGGCGAGGTTGAGGCCAAGGGCAACAACTCCGCCATCGCGGTGGGCGTTTCCGGAACTGGCCAGGTTGGTCAGGTCACGCTCGTCACCGAGCAGACCGTCCCTGTCACAGGCTTGGTCGGCACGTCTGCTGTTGGCGATGTCACGGTCGTCGAGGGCAGCGGGATCAACGTCGATGTCACCGGTGTCGAAGCTACGGGCGCGGTCGGTACAGCTATCGGAGCGGGCAGCGCAGATGTCCCTGCAACGGGGATCGAGGCCACTGGCGGTGTTGGCACAGTCACGATTATTGAAGGCGCGGGGATCGATGTCAACGTCACGGCCCCTGCTCTGGTCGGCGGCGTAGGCACAGCGGCCGTTATCGGCGACTCGACCCTCACGCTTACAGGCGTTGCGGCTACCGCATCACCTGGCGAAGTGTCCATCACTACTTTCCAACGGATCCCGGTCCAAGTCCCCAATATGTTCGCGGCGGGGCAGGTTGGCAGCGTCACGGCTAACGGCGCGGCTGTCGTTGTCGTCACGGGCATTGCCTCTAGCGCCTCTGTGGGTTCTGTGCTAGTTTATGGCAACATCGTCCCCGCACCGGGCACATCTTGGTCCGCCGTAACCCCCAGTCCGGGCAGCTCGTGGGCGGAAGAAGTTCCAGTTCCCGGGCAGACTTGGACAGAGATCGCAGCATAAAGGTATCACATGGCTACCTACACAACGAACGGTGGTATTACCAAGATCGCGACGGGTGACGAATCCGGTACGTGGGGCAATACGACCAACCTTAACCTCGACATAATCGACCGCCTGACCAACGGTGTCGGCGCGATCACGCTGTCGGGAACGACGCACACTCTGACGACTTCGGACGGCAGTCTTTCGGACGGCCAGTACCGTGTGCTTGTGCTGGGCGGTACGCCTTCAGGCGCAAACACGATTACTGTGGCCCCGAACGACGCGCAGAAGTTCTACATCGTCAAGAACAACTCCGGACAGTCCGCGATCTTCTCGCAAGGCTCGGGCGCCAACGTCACGGTAGCGGACGGCAACTCGGCCATTATTTACTGCGACGGCGCTGGAGCAGGGGCCGCGGTTGTAGACATTACGGCAACGATTCCCGCTGCGGGTGCACTCCTGGCGGCGAACAACCTTTCGGATGTTGCTGACGCAGGTACGTCGCGCACCAACTTGGGTCTGGCTATTGGCACGGATGTCCTGGCGTTTGACACGAATCTGCAAGCTTTCGTCACTGCGCTTACACTGCCGACCACTGACGGCACGGTTGGGCAAGCGCTTGTGACAGACGGATCGG